CAACGATGTTAAATCGCCTGCACCAGCAGAATCAAGTGCTGCTGAGAAATTTAAGAATTTAACATATTCAGATCTAGCATTGATTACTTCTTTGAGATAAACAGTAGAACCTACATCGTCTTTAGCATCTCTTAAAATAGACAAACTAGGGAATGTCTCTAAAATAGTGCCTCTCGTGCCGGTAAATGCTCCATCCTGGTCAATAATAGCAACGTGGACTTCATCGCCTGAAGAACCTTTGCTTTGAGCATGGGTAGAAGTCCCAGGTCTTGCATTAAAGCTACTAGAATACGCCCACGCGTCAAATTTAGTATCTGTTGTGTCTGCAGGTAAAATTGAAATTTGTAAACTGTTGCCTAATGCTCCAGCGTGTTTACCAATAAACTCAATTTTGCCAGCATTGCCCAAGCCATCGCTATCAATCGCTGCTAGTGAAGCTTCAACAGTTCTGAATGATTCTTCGTTCCTAACTTGTTGCCTATAAGCTGCATCAGGCGATCCGCTTGACCATGCCAGTGAGTTTGTATCACCGCTATCTGGCCCAAGTGATTCGCGGACAACATAAAGTGTACTTGAATATTTTAAAAATTGGGTAGCTGATAAAAACGAAATGTTAGTAGTTGCATCAGGTGTAGCAAAAGTGTTTACTAATTCTGTTTCATTAGCAATTAATTGTCGTTGACCAATTGGTCCCCATTTGTATACTCCAACAATTGCGCCTGTAGTAGACTGAACATTCGGTACGCCGCCTGTTAAATCAATTTCTCTAACTACAACCGCAGGAGATTCGGTAGGTGCTGAAAGTGCCATCTTTTTTTCCTTTTAGGTTAATGATATGATCTCATAATACGGTTGTTTTCTCAATACCTATTATTTATAAATTTATAGATTTGGGTCATAGTCAATAGCCCATTCGGTACCTCGCGGTGTTTCTATTTGCGCAATGTGATCGCTGCCGTCATCAATAAACCCAAAGGGTACTAAGTCATTATCAATCTCTTGCATTCGCTGGTCAAAGAGCATTTTCTTAAGATCAATATCTGTCATATCATTAAAATACTGTGTTGAAACAAAAAATCCAAACATAACTAAGTTCATCATTAAATCATCATGGTTACCATTACTGGCTTCATATGAATGACCTCTTGCTTCGAATGTAGAAATTTCTAAGATAGTATCTTCATCTACAATCTTAAGTTTATGATTCTCCAATACATCCTTAATTGCAGAACACCCAAGACGTTTTACTTTACGTGTCATCTCAACACCAAGCGCATTTGCTTTAATTGCAGACTCAACGTGCATATTTTCATATTCTAAATCATGATATAATCCATTGCAGACAACACCGCCTTGATCGTTGGATTCAATTACAACATATGCTTCATTGTAGATTTTCGCATACTTATATATAATATTAGGGAAGAGAATGGGAGACATAAGATTATTGCGATATACAGCAACTTGTTCAAATGGACTCACAGAAATATCGATCACGTTAAACGTAGAATAATCCTGTCCTCTTCCCTTACTTACATCTACAGTCATGATATAGTCATGGCCCTTCACAGTCTCTTTATAAATGTTGAGGCAATAATTCTCCAATCGTCGAATTGGTTCGGTAGATCTAAACTCCATCAACGTCTCTGCGTTAATTAGAGTATCGCCTGTCCCAAAAAACGTTTGTGTTGATGGTATAAAATCATCGTGATAATAGACTGAGCCGTTTCTAACATTTATGGGGGAATAAAGATTGATTTGACCGCTAATAATATCGATTGACCGTACGCACTTGCCCCCGATAATATCACCGATTTTGAGGTTTTCTGCATAAACTTCGCGTGATTCGTCAGTTACAAATTTATGTTGTAATGCGCAGTCTATATCGGACTCATCAAATTTAATACGAAGTGATTTATCATGATCAAATAGTGAAACCCCGTCAAACGATTGAAACCCCGATGGTGTTAGTATTTTCATAAGCTTAACACTTTACAGTTATCAAAGTGCCATCTTCGCATATTTACCACACTGCCTGTCTTTTGACAATGTGGGCATTCAATGGTAGGATGTTTTTTTCCATAAAAGCCGTTCTTCTCACCGCGCGATGCGTTAGATATATTTAGCTTATGTTCATCTGTCAATTCCCGCCCTGCCGTTGTGCCTGGTTTACTTTTAATCAATGCCGCTTGTGTTGCCCTCCTTTCTGAGGTCCAGGCTTTCTTATAGTTTTCAATAGCAGATTTAGTGCGAATTTGTCCGGATAACGATATAGATCTCTTAAGGTTGCTTTCGTCAGATTGTTTCTTGCCGAAAAACGGATGATTTGATCCTGACCCCACACCGGAGCCTCCGCCAGCTATATTATAACACATGTCTTCATGTAGGACGTTCCCGACAATTAAAGCCTCCGCTAGATATGCATCATCCTCATTTAAATGATAGGATAAAATCTTTCTATCCCATATAGTATCTGGATATTTTTTAACTGCTGCTTTTATAGCAATGCCTGAGCCCATATAACCTTTATTCCACTTGTCTAGATATGTTTTACCTATATAAAATTTTAGGTTTTCGGTATTTGTTATCTTATATGTGATCCAGATTTTAGCTATAGGTTCAGCCTGCATTTCGAGCTGCTGTTCGGTAGTAAAACCTAAAGTATCGCAGCTCCTTATGATATTATGCAGCGTACCCAGCTCGACGTTGTAGCAGCCTGCATCTGTCGATACTACGACTTTTGATTCCTGGCTCAGGCAATTTCCAAATTCTTGGTCGAACTGAAGTTGCGATGTATTGGCAACGGTTTGTTTCTTCCATTGCTCGTCTCTACCTGGAACGTCCCACCAATCCACCCGGAATGGTTTAAATTCACTTACACCTTGAATAGCACCTTCCCAGATCTTTTGGAATGTGTTACCAATACCATTAGCTGTAGAAGTGATAATAACTTTGGTTTGTGTACCAGCAGCAATTACAGGATAGGTAGATGTGTAGAATTCTGTTGCGCGTTCAACAAAAGCAAACTCGTCCAAATACAATAAGTTAACTGATAAGCCTCGGACAGAAGAGCCCGAGGTTGCCCGAGCTAATATGCGTGAATTATTCGAGAACTCAATTGAGCCTTTGTTCAAAGCTTTACATCCAGGTTGCAAGAAGAACGGAATGTTTTCTAACATCAACGTGATACGGCTCAACATTTCACGTGCAGTATCGCCTTTGTTTGCAAGAATAACGATTGTTTTTTCTGAATGAAATAGTCCATACCAGAGTAAATATGCACACGCAGATATTGATTTACCGCTTTGCCTACACGCGAGAACTATATTAAATCTGTTTGCATTAAACGCTGCAAACATATCGGATTGATACTGATAAAGATTAAATGGCACTAATCCTTTATCAAGCGAAATTACTTTAATATATTTTTCGGTAAAATATACTGGGTCGTGCATGCACTTGGCATACTCTTGGATTAACTCAGTTGTCCATTGCTGAGTTATGCCATCTCGTTTGACCATCGGATTGCCGAGATAAGTTTCACTTGTTACCATTCGTCATCATCTTCATCATCTTCATCATCTTCATCATCTTCATCATCTTCCATTAAATAATATTCGCCTGACTGCATAAAATAATTAAACACTGAAACCTCTGCTTCGTCTTGTGTTAAAGCTGCAACTCTTGCCGTAGCAAACCCTTGTTCATTAATCATAAGACTAAAGGGAAACCTACCGTGAAAACAAATGTCCTCGGATATCTCAAATTCGACATAAAAATGTTCTAATCGCATCACTCTGTCAAGTATCGCCTGAACTTCATGCATGAGAATCTCCTAAGTTTTTGGTGTTACATCTATGGCATTATTAGTCTGTTGTAATAATTTTTGTAATTCAGCAGTAGAGCCTAAGAATATATTATTCTGTTGATTCTCTATTTGTGCTTGTTGTTTCTGGGGTTGATCTTTTTGATTAATATCCCTGTTCTTTTTGTTTAGGTCCATTAATCTATCGTTAACATCGCTGACATTTTTAATCATCGTCGCAAGCACTTCAAATGCTCTGGGGTGCTCTGACTCACGAGCAACCTCCATCATTGTCTCTAATGAACTTTTACCCTTTTCAATTAAGTCATAATATGTCTCACGCGAATATTCGTAATCCGTTTTGATGTAATCAGAATCGTTCATAATTTTTAGGCGCTGTCGTCAAAAGATAAATCAATGGTTGTATTAAATCCAAAATCGCTGTCAGCGGAACCATACACACCCAACGGGTTGGTGACAGTAGTAAGTGTTTCTAATTTAATATCAGAATCTGCCAAGCCAACACCAGATTGAAACAAATTAGTAACAGCACTGGTAATAACAGAAGAATTCGCAACTGGTCCATGAAAATTGATTTTCATCTCAAAGTCTAAAGTATATATAATGGTTCTTCGTTGCTCTAATGCACCATCATAGTCATCTGTAAATGAGACCGTCTGCATCGCAATAGGCACATCCTCTTTAAACTCTGGATAAACATCTGGAAATGGTTTAATCGTCAACGTGTATTGAGGATTAAAAAACGGTAGAATCTGTTCAACAATTTGCAATGCATCATCATGCGACTTTGCATACACATTTAACTGAAACGTAATAGCGTATGGTACAGGTGCAAAGAATGATTGTCTTGTTGTAGCTGCAGAACCAAGTGTGTTAAATGAACTGGTCTTTGCTAATTGCCGTGATGTATCGTACGCAAAGGACGTAATTTCAAATGACATCCGTGGCAATTTAACTGCTACTTGACTGTTATCAGTAAGGCTTGGATTTTCTCTAATGCGGTCCAAGTATTTGGATTTTGGCGCATAAGACAATGGTGCCTTCACTTGGCTAATGACGCTACCAGAAGAGTTCTTCCGAAGGACGTATATGTTATTAAACAATCGACCAAAAATGGCTACTGCTTTTCTAACTTTCTCGTGATAAAAATACGTTCCAAACATTAATTATTCTCCGGATCACCAAAAGGATTAGTTTCAGTAAAGTCTAAGAAGCCATCCGATAAATCACTAAAATCATCATTCTGTTCATTATTAGAAATTTGATTATTTTCAGTAATGGATAGAATACTAAAATCAGAATCTTCTCTATAATCACCTGTTATTCTAATAGGTCTTGATGTAACAAACTCATGATATTTACCGTCATTGGCACCAATGTGGATAAGTCCTAAGTTACGATCAGAGTCTGACCAACGAGATACTTCACCTAAAATTTGTAGACCAGATGCTGAATCCAAAATCTGCGTTACTGTATCACCAATTCTATTGGCAACACTTGTAGTATTTAGATTTAGTATATATTCATACGCATTGGCTTGTTCGATTGCATCAACATTATCAACACCTGTATTAAGATTTTCATCATTGTACTCAAAGAGTTGACAACGCATCTTAAAAAGTGGCAAATTGCCTAATTGATAAAATGGTTGCTCGTGCTCAACATGATTAATCTGAAATAATTTCTTCGTCAACGGCAAATAAATTAAATCACCTTCGTTTGGCCTGATACTGGTTATCTCATTTTGATATTTACCAACTGTTGCTGCCCAACGTTTCCGTGCTACAACAAAGGTTGCTTCATCACGAATTTCTACGCCAAAGCGGCTGAACAAATCGCCTTCACCATCAAAGCCTTCGATGTTTTCAATGTACATCTCAATCTTATAAGATGAATTGAATTGAGATGGAACATCATCGCCAAAGATCTTATCTTCATTCACTAATGTGCGTGGGAGATAATAAACATCTTGACCGTATGCAGCTAGAGCTTCAATGATGATATTTTCGTAGAGGTTTTGCTCTGATCTCACTCTTTGGTTTAAATATGGGTTAACTGCCATTTAGTTCTTCTCTCTTTTTTGCCCAATATTTTTGGCGAGCTGCAGCCATTTTACAAATGCTTCCATATTGTTATCCTACAAAGAAATCTGGTGGCATTTCGCTTTCAAGCCTGATATCTTCTTTTAGCTTTTCCAACTCACCGGTTGCATCATCATAGATTTGTCTACCGTTCAATGTCACACCGCCTGGTAGTTGCATACCATCAAACTTAATAAGGTTTTGACCCCATTGTTGTTTAATTAGTGATGTTGCATACGCCTTTAACCACTTGTCATTATAGATGGCAGTGTGTGTTTCTGGGTTTATTGTTTCATAAACTTCAGCTACAATATAATCACCTTCTTTAATATCGCCGTCGGTGAAGTCACCAAAGATATAAAGACGGTTCTGTCTTCTTGAGAATTGAACTTGTGGTGTACCATTCAGCTTAGTCTCTAACAAAGACATATACTGCTGCATTTGCTCGTAGTACGCCAAGTCACCAACGAAACCAGCAAGGTTATGCACATCATTTAACATGATTTGATACTTAATATCAAAGAAGTTACGGCTATTTGCAAAAGTTGAAGTAATTGGAAACAACTTCGTGATGTAAATAATATCAGTCGATAAAGTAATATACTTATTTGTCACGTCGTCAGCTGTTATAAGATGCTTTAAGTAAGTCTTAACAGTTGCGTCTGAGTGATATTCTTTATAATAATCCAAGGCTTCGTCAATGCGATCATCCACCTGATCTTCATCAACGTTAACTTCAATCACTGGCTCACCAAGTTTGCGTTTGCAATAATCAATGAGTGTAGCTCTGCTATTAGGTGATGCCATAGTTTAGTCCTGTTGT